AAGTCTGGGCAAAGTCAGCAGTGCCACGGGTCGACTTCCACGGCTGTGACCCTGCACCGCATGCCTCCAGCAGCATGAGCGAAGCGACCCTCTGGAAGTTGACCCCGTGGTTGAACGCGCCTGATGTGGCGTGGCACAACTCATGCACCAGCACTTCAAACACGGCGCGCGGGTCGGCCAGCACGGGCGAGATCAAAATCTCGATCACGCCATCAGCAGATGCGCTGGCAATCCAGCACTCACCGATGGCTTTGCTGCGCTTGGCATTCAGCGGGAAGCCACAGGCCACGCGAATGGCTTGCGGCAGGGGCTTGCCCACAGCTATGAACACGGGGCGAAGCTCTTCAATGGCGGCGGTCAGCCATTCTTCACGGGTTGCGAAGGTCATTTTTATTCCTCAGTGTCAAGGGGTTGGCCGGAAACGGCGGTGTGCCAACGGGACTCGTGGGCCGCTTGACGCTCACGGGTGATCTGGCGGCTGATGGCAAGAAAGCGCTCCGTCATGGCGTCTCGCTCCAGCCACAGGCGGGTGACATAGTCGGACGGCTCGTTGTCTGTCTGGCGGCGATCATGGATCGCAAGTGCGGCGTCAATGTCCACGACAGCGCGGCGGACGGCGTCAATGTCGTAGCCCTTTGCCTTGCGCCTGAAGGCTTCAGCGTAGGCGGTGCGGTCGGTGTGGTTCATGGTGATCAATCCTTGAGTTGGTTTTCGATGAAAGACAGGGCCAGCCAGAGCTTGGCAAACTGTTTTGTTGTGCCATCACGGGCTGTCACGGCGTAGCCTTGCGGGGTTGCTTTGATGGTGAATTGCATAGCGTCTCCAGTGGTTAAACAGATTCCAAAAATGCCCTCGGCAAGAGGGCATCCTTTGAATCTTTTGGATTGTTTTTTATCTGCCCTATACATTCACGGGGCGTCTGGCAGAACCAGACCAGCATTGACTGAGCGCCGCTGACCGACCTTATAGAGGGCCTTTCTCTGTCCGCAACTAGACCGTGCGGCAGGTAGCGTCAGTCCGGGGACTGGGCTTGCTGAGATCAGCGGCTGCTATCACTAGCAACGGATCGGAGAATATCACCATCGTTTACACACTGTCCAACACTTTCGCAAATAGACCATATGGATTGGTCGGGTATTGGTGCTTGGTGACGGTCTGAATGTGGCATACGGTGTTCTTTATATGTTGCAAGTGGCAAACACAGAACTTCTAACGAAAAGTATTAATTGTGGTTGGAAATTATCAAAAGTATTAGAAAACGCTCAGAACGGCGTATACGGCGTTTTTCTGGGGGGTCTGGTGGGGTGGTAGCCTGAAACACAAACGGCGGCTTGTAGGGGTGTTTAAATCGATCCTAGAGGCCATAGGGTTTACCCTGATTTTGTGGATAAGTAGGGGTGTTTTATCCACTTTTTGTGGGGACAACTTTGAGTCCAGATGTGGATAAGTACAAGCTGTGGATAACAAGCTGTGGATAACTTTGACTTGTCCACAGGCTGTGGATATGATGTGGATAGTACGAACGGTGTTTTTGTACAGTACTGTAAGGATGGACAGCATGAGGATAAACACAGGTGATGGCGGCAAGGACGGGAAAGCCACAAAGGCAGACTATCTAGCGGCGCTGGAAGATGCGATGGATGATGATCAATTTGACAATGATCAAGGGGCTGGTGACCTCAGCGAAGCTGAACGGTTAGCCGCCCACGCAGATGCTCCGCAACTAAGAGTAGACGGAAGACCAAAGGGATCAGAAGCAAAAAGAATCAGACCACTGACAGTCAGTCAGATGAGGTTTACACAGGGTCTTGTAGAGGGAAAGACCATGATCGCAGCCTATAGGGAAGCATACCCAGCGGCCCAAGCCGCTGATCAGGTAATCAAGTCGGCAGCGTTTAAATTGAGCAGAGACCCAAGGGTGCAAGCAGCAATGCAAGAGGCTTGGGGAGAGACAGTCGAGGCACTGGCGGAAGATGCAATAGCGACGAAGCGGTACGTGCTGAAGGCACTACTTGCACATAGCAAAGAAGCCAAGCAAGAAGGCACCAAATTGAAGGCTCTGGAACTCATGGGCAAGGCTGTTGGGATGTTCAAAGGTGAGTCAGAAAAGGTGGAAGAGAAGGTCACGCCAGAGCAACTCAAGCGTGAACTGGCAGGGCACTTGAAGCTGCTTGACAACGTGCGACCAATGACGCCCAAGCAGGTGTCAGAGGGCTAGTCCCCTACGGTCATCAGTGCGTAGTGCAGTGTGTAGTGCAGTGCGAGCAGGCACAGTGCGTAGTGCGTGCAGCGTAGGGCAGGCAGCGTCACTGCACAGCGTGTAAACAGGGGGGAGATGGCATCGAGGCGGCATGGCACCGTGCAAGCGACCCCCCATCACCCCTTTCCCCTGAATGGGTCCCCCTCCCCTGCTTACACTGTGATCCACACTAACAATTACAGCTCCCCCATCACTAAGAACGTTCTCACCCCCCCCTTCCATTCCAAATCACAGACCCCCCCGGTATATATAAAAAATTTAAACGTCCTTGCGAACGTTCTCTTTCCTGTTTAAACTATGAGCATGACTGAACAAATGATTGATTACGCTTATCCAACCATGATGGCTGAGAGGGCTTTGAAGGATTTGCATGATGCGATGCTTCAGCGCAGGTATGACGATGCTAAGGAGGCTGCGCTTATGTGTATTGCTGAGGCAAAGCTGGCTTGGCATGCGATTGAATTGATGGAGAAAAGAGATGCCAGAAAAGCACCAGTTGGTCTTTGATTTCATCAAGGCTTATTTGCGTTTACATGGCGTTGCGCCTTCGTATGCTGTGATTGCCAAGGGTTTGGGATTGAGGTCCAAGTCCAACATTCACCGAATCATTCACAAGTTGGAGGATGAGGGTTTGTTGACGGTAAAGCCGTACAAGTTCAATTCCATCAAGATTCGGGACCGCAGTGTCCGTGAAATGGCTAATCTGTGACCCTATTGACTCGCCAAGAGCTTTCTGAGTATCAGGCTTTGATGCCTTTGGTTGGTGCTGAAGAGCGCAACAAGATTAGCCAGTTGCTGGAGTTTGACAAGGTTGAGAGGTGCAAGGAGTCGTTCATCTTCTTTGCCTCGCAGATGTGGCCCGGGTTTATTTCGGGCAAGCATCATCAGATCATGGCAGATGCCTTTGAGCGGGTAGCTGCTGGTAGCCTGAAGCGGTTGATCATCAACATGCCTCCAAGGCATACCAAGTCTGAGTTTGCCTCCTACCTTCTTCCTTCTTGGTTTCTGGGTAAGTTTCCAGAGAAGAAGATCATTCAGACTGCACACACCGCAGAATTGGCTGTTGGCTTTGGCCGGAAAGTTCGTAACCTTGTCTCTTCAGAGCAATTCGCCAGCGTCTTTGACACCAAGTTGTCCTCCGACTCAAAAGCCGCAGGGCGTTGGAATACTCATATGGGCGGGGACTACTTTGCTATCGGTGTTGGCGGCGCTGTTACAGGTAAAGGCGCAGACCTATTGATCATTGATGACCCTCATTCTGAGCAGGAGGCCAAGCAAGGCAACCCTGCGGTGTTTGATGGGGTGTATGAATGGTACACATCAGGTCCTCGGCAGCGTTTGCAGCCCGGTGGAGCCATCATTATTGTGATGTGCATGACGGGTGACACTGATGTGCTTATGGCCGACAAAACGCAGAAGAAGCTGCGCGACATCCGTCCGGGCGATGAGGTTGCAACTTATGAAGCTGGATGCATCACAACGTCAAAGATAAACAATTGGCGGTCAAGTGGCGTTGATGCCATATACACCATACAAACACAATCTGGCATAATTCTCCGTGCAAACGAGAGGCATCCGTTTCTTGTGGAGTGGAAGGGAGAGCGTAAATGGACCAGATTGAAAGACTTGCAACCGGGAATGTTGCTTGTAGCAACGATGGATGTATCCGGCCTGCACGATCACAAAACAAACCCGGACTCTGTGCAGCCTGCCAAGCAAGAGACAGCTACCACCGAAAAAACCCCGCAGCACCATTTAAACCAATCGGAAGTCATGGTCAGTGGGTTGGGAAAAAGTGCGAGTGCGGACAGCCCGTCCATTGCAGGGGCATGTGCGCCGCCTGTTATCGCAAGCAATACACCCCTCCACCAAGCTCACCAGAGAAAAACAGAGAGCGGCGAATCAAGCATCGCTACGGACTCACTAAAGAGCAGTACGAGAGGATGGTTCAAGACCGCAATAACCTCTGTGATGTCTGTGGTGAACCGCCTTCTGCAAAAAACACGCGCAGACACTGGAATGCAAAGCTCTGCATCGACCACTGCCACAACACGGGAGTCGTTCGAGGTTTACTCTGCAACGATTGCAACCTTGCTGTTGGATACGGAAAGGTTCCAGAGACTCTACGAAGGGCCGCTGAGTACCTACAGCGTCACTCTTGACCCAATAGTTGCCATCTTCCCCTCTGGTGAGGAGGAGGTTTTTGACATCGAGGTGGATCGAACCGAGAATTTCATTGCTAATGGCGTGGTCAGTCACAACACCCGGTGGTCTAAGCGTGATTTGACTGGGCAAATCCTAAAAAACTCGGAAAAAGAGGGTGTAAACGACTGGGAAGTCATCGAATTCCCTGCAATTTTGCCTTCGGGAACCCCTTTGTGGCCGGGCTTTTGGAAGAAGGAGGAGCTTGAAGCCCTGAAAGCTGAACTCCCCGTCAGTAAATGGGAGGCGCAGTACCAACAGAACCCCACCGGGAACGAAGGCGCGATCATCAAGCGGGATCAGTGGCGTATTTGGGAGGCAGATGAGCCTCCGTCATGCAGTTACATCATTCAATCTTGGGATACGGCGTTTGAAAAAAACAGTCGTGCTGATTATTCCGCCTGTACAACGTGGGGAATCTTTGAACACCCAGATGTCCACGGAAATTACAAGACAAACATCATCGTGCTTGATTCGTTCAAGGCGCGGATGGAGTTTCCAGAGCTTAAAGCCAAGGCTTTGGAGATGTACAAAGACTACAGCCCAGACACCCTGATTGTTGAAAAGAAAGCCGCAGGGGCACCCCTCATATATGAGCTAAGGCAAATTGGAATCCCCCTATCGGAGTACACACCGAGCAAAGGGAACGATAAAATTGCCCGTGTAAACGCAATTTCTGACTTGTTTGCCTCTGGTGTGGTTTGGTGCCCACAAACTCGCTGGGCTGATGAGTTGATGGAAGAACTTGCCGCCTTCCCAAATGGCGACAACGATGACCTTGTGGACTCCACTTCACAGGCCCTTTTGCGCTTTAGGCAGGGTGGATTCATCCGCATCGAATCTGATGAGGAAGAAGAGCAGGTTTATTTCAAAAGTCGCCGCCAAGAGCGGTACTACACCGTTTAAAGGATAAGCATGGACTATGAGCCGTTTATGAATATGCCCGACACAACGCACATGTTTAGAACTGAGCGCGGGTCAACCTATGCACAAACGCCTGAAGGTCAGACCATCCGCAATCGAAGCGGAGAAAAGCACAGCGACAAAACAACGGGCATCCAGCCAAAGTCTGGCAAAACTGTTTACATGGATAAAAATGCCACCAACAGCATGGCTGGTTGGCTTCAAAACGCAGATACATCTACCAAGCTAGTCCCAGAGTTTGATGCTGAAGGAAAGCCAACTGGCAAGGCAAATGTGGTTTTGCTTGAGGATTACGGGCCACGTAAAGCTGGGTCAGTTGTTGCATCGGGAAGTTACGTCACTACTCCCGCAAAAGGATTGCACCCAATTGAAATTTATAGGTCCGAAAGTCCTATTGGAGATAGAGCTAGAGGCATCCATTTTGGCAACGCCATCACGGAAGTTCTGGAGCGCATCCCAGCAAAAACCTCTAGTGGTGGTGGCGGATCAGGTATGGTTGGCGTGCCACTGGGCAGGGGCTCCAATCAAAGCGGGGGCGGAGGCGGCCAACCGGGTAACTTAAACCCAATGTCTCTGCAAAGATTAATGGCAGCAGGCGGTGCTATACGCATGCCTCAAGAATACAGCCAAGGCGGCTGGAAAATTATCTAAGGAACATCATGGCAATTAGCAAAGGTCTTTACTCCGCCCCTCAAGGTCTTCCTGAAGATGTAGAGCCAATCATGGAAATTGAAATTGAGGACCCGGAATCAGTCCACATTGGCATTGATGGCCTAGAGATTGATCTCTTCCCCTCCCCAGAAAGCGCAGAAGAGTTTGATGCAAACCTTGCGGACTACATGGACGATGGCGATTTGGATTCCCTTGGTGCTGAACTTGTTGATGATTTTGAAAAAGATCAGCGAGATCGCAAAGATTGGGTCCAAACTTACGTTGATGGCCTGAAGCTGCTTGGATTGAAATATGAAGAGAGGACCGAGCCGTGGCTTGGTGCCTGCGGTGTCTTTCACCCAATGCTGACTGAGTCAGTGGTGCGCTTCCAAGCAGAAGGCATTATGGAGACCTTCCCTGCCGCTGGACCCGTTAAAACCCAAATTGTTGGCAGAGAAACGCCGGAAAAAGAAGAAGCAGCCTTGCGTGTTCAAGCTGACATGAACTACCAACTGACAGATGTGATGTCGGAATACCGCCCGGAGCATGAAAAGCTCTTGTGGTCTCTTCCCATCGCAGGCTCTGCCTTCAAGAAGGTGTACTACGACCCAAGTAAGGGCCGTCAGATGGCTGTGTTTATCGGGGCAGAAGACATTGTCGTGCCCTATGGAGCCAAAGACATCGAAAGCGCAGAACGTGTAACCCATGTAATGCGTAAAACCAAAAATGAAATGATCCGCCTTCAACAGGCCGGGTTTTATCGCAATGTTGACCTTGGTGAGCCATCTGTTGAACTTGATGATATTGAGCAACAAAAAGCCAAGGAAGATGGCATGTCAGCCATCCAAGATGATCGCTACCGAGCGCTGGAAATGCATGTGGACCTTGACCTCAAAGGTTACGAAGATGTAAACAAAGATGGCGAAAAGACCGGGATTGCCTTGCCTTATGTCGTTACCGTAGAAAAAGGAACCGGCAAGATTCTGGCAATACGGCGCAATTGGTATGAGGGCGACCGTTTACACCTCAAGCGCCAGCATTTTGTGCATTACCAGTACATACCCGGCTTTGGGTTCTATGGTTATGGCTTGATCCATTTGATTGGTGGCTACGCCAAATCTGCCACGATGATCATTCGCCAACTGGTAGATGCTGGCACTTTGTCCAACTTGCCCGGTGGCTTGAAGTCCCGTGGCCTGCGTATCAAAGGCGATGACACCCCCATCCAGCCCGGAGAGTTCCGCGACGTAGATGTGCCAAGTGGCTCAATCCGAGATAACATTCTGCCGCTCCCGTACAAGGAGCCAAGTCAGGTTCTGTTTGCCCTGTTCCAAAACATTGTCCAAGAAGGCCGTGCTTTTGCCTCCAGTGGTGATTTAAACGTTAGCGACATGTCGGCCAATGCGCCAGTGGGTACAACTCTGGCGCTGCTGGAGCGCACCCTGAAGGTTATGGGCGCAGTGCAGTCTCGGATGCACTACAGCATGAAGCAAGAGTTCAAGCTGCTCAAAACCATCATTGCTGACTACACGCCTGAAGAGTATGACTACGAGCCTGAAGAAGGAAATGCGCGGGCCAAGAAGTCGGATTACGACACAGTAACCGTTATCCCCGTGTCGGACCCCAATGCCTCCACAATGGCGCAGAAGGTTGTCCAGTACCAAGCCGTCCTTCAATTGGCTCAGACAGCCCCGCAGTTGTACAACATGCCACTGCTGCATCGCCAGATGATTGAGGTGTTGGGTGTCAAGAATGCAAACAAACTTATCCCGACCGAGGATGACAGCATTCCAGTTGATCCTATTGCGGAAAACCAAGCCCTGCTAAACAACAAGCCCGTCAAAGCCTTCATTGAGCAAAACCACACTGCTCATATTCAGGTACATATGCTTGCTATGCAGGACCCTAAGATTGGGCAACTGATGGCTCAAAATCCACAGGCTCCAATGATTCAGGCTGCAATGATGGCCCACATCAATGAGCATCTGGGTTTTGAGTATCGTCGTCAAATCCAAGAAGCAATGGGCGCTCCTCTGCCAACCGAAGAGCAGAACAAAAACATTGACCCTGAATTGGCAAATCAAATTGCTCAAGTGGCCGCGCAAGCTGCCCAACAATTGTTCCAAAAGAACTCCAACGAAGCCAAGCAACAAGCCGCGCAACAACAAATGCAGGACCCTGTTGTACAAATGCAACAGCAAGAACTGCAAATCAAGATGCAGGAACTCAGCCTCAAGCAGCAAAAGCAACAAGTGGACGCCGCTGCCAAGGCCGACCAAATTCGGGTGGAAGAATCCAGAATTGCAGCGCAGAAAGAAATTGCCGCCATGCAAGTGGCAGCACAAGCCGCAGCCAGCAAGGACAAACTGGAACGCCAGCAAGAACTTGAAGGTCTGCGTATCGGGGCGGACATCGCCAAAAACAAGGCAATGATGAGTCGCCCAAAAACCCCCGGAAGGAGCTAACTTGAATGTCAAGTGAATACCAAGCGCTTGCGCTTGTGCAAAAGGAACTTGGGAAGATGCGGCAAGAACGTGAGGCACACATAGCCTCTGGTCGTGCTAGCGATTACCCCGAGTACCGACATGTTTGTGGAGTCATCCTTGGTCTGACTCTGGCAAATAACGTAATTGATGACCTTGTGCAAAGGATGAGCAATGAAGACTGAGTTTGATATGCAGGCAATTGATCTTTCGGGAATTCTTAATCAGAAGACCGAAGAAAAAGCCAAGCAGCTACCCGACCCAAAAACTTTCCGGCTTCTGTGCGTAGTTCCAGAAGCTATGGAAGAGTATGCGGATAGCGAGGCCGGATTGGTAAAGTCCAGCCAGTCCATGATGTATGAAGAGGTGCTTACCCCTGTTCTGTTTGTTGTCAAAATTGGCCCCGATGCTTATACAGATAAGACTCGATTTCCCAATGGACCATCGTGCAAAGTTGGTGACTTTGTCATAGTCCGACCAAATTCAGGCACCCGTCTAAAGATTCATGGCCGTGAATTCCGTATCATCAATGACGATTCGGTTGAAGCAGTAGTTCAGGACCCGCGCGGCATAACCCGCGCTGCTTAAGGAGTAATCATGCCATTGCCAAAACATGTAGGTGAGGAATTTGAGTTTCCTGATGAAAAGGAAGCAAAAGCTGCGGCTAAAGCAGAAATTGAGTTGGAGATTGAAGACGATACGCCGGAGGTAGACCGCAATCGTAAGGCTGCTCCACCACCCGAAGACCCAACTGATGAAGAGTTGTCGTCTTACGACGAAAAGGTCCAGTCTCGCATTAAGAAGTTCACCCGTGGTTACCACGACGAGCGGCGAGCCAAAGAAGCAGCAGAGCGTGAACGCTTGGCGGCAGAAGAATTTGCCCAACATGTTTACCAAGAGAACAAAAAACTCAAGGAACAACTTAAAACGGGCAGTGAAGTATTTATTGAGCAGAGCAAAAGTTCCGCTCAAATGGACCTTGAGAACGCCAAGAAACGCTTGAAAGAAGCCTTTGAATCTGGTGATTCAGATGGCTTGGCGTCCGCTCAAGAAGACATTACCAAAGCCACCATGAGGATGGATCGGGCGCATTCCATGAGACCAATTGAGGCTCAGGATGACATTCCTCCACCTCGCCAAACAGCAAATAAAGTTTCCCCAAGAACACAAGCATGGATTTCCAAAAACTCCGACTGGTTTGGGGTAGATGAAGAAATGACCATGTCTGCTATGGGGCTTGACAAAAAGCTGCAAAAGCAATATGGTGCTGACTATATTGGTTCTGACGATTATTTCAAAACAATCGACAGTGTCATGCGTAAAAGATTCCCCGAGAGCTTCGGGAGCCACGAGGATGATGACGATCCTTACAAAAACCAGTCAGACCCGGCTGAAGAGGAGACCCCTCCGCGCCGTGCTTCAAAACCAGCTAATGTTGTTGCTCCGGCAGCACGTAGCACCCCGCCCAGTCGCATTAAGCTAAAGGCGTCTCAAGTTGCGTTGGCTCGCAAACTTGGGATTACCCCAGAGCAGTATGCAAAACAGGTTGCTTTACTTGGAAGGAATGAATGATGGAAGCTCAAGTTCAAAATCGTAAAAGTCGTGAGGCGGATTCTCGTGAGGTCGTTTACAAGCGTGCCGAATCGTGGCGTCCACCAGAAACTTTGCCGACGCCTGATCCTCGTCCCGGCTGGGCGCACCGCTGGGTGCGAACTGCAACTATGGGCCAAGCTGACCCAACCAACATCTCTTCCAAGCTACGCGAAGGATATGAACCCTGCAAGGCAGATGACTATCCTGAGCTAATGATGCACGCAACCACTGACGGTCGTTTCAAAGGAAACATCGAAGTGGGAGGTTTGTTGCTCTGCCGTATTCCAGCCGAGTTTTTGGAGCAGCGTATGAAATACTACGACAACCAAAACAAAGCGCAGATGGAATCTGTGGACAACAATTTTCTTCGTGATAGTGATCCTCGCATGCCGCTGTTTTCAAACAAGCAGTCGAAGGTCACGTTTGGTTCAGGTTCTTAAATTTACAAGGAGTCTTAAATGGCTTACCCCACGGTCTCAGCCCCTTATGGGCTAAAGCCGGTCAATTTGATCGGTGGGCAAGTGTTTGCGGGTTCTACTCGCTACATCCCAATTGCAAGCGGCTACGCTACTGCCATCGGCTACGGTGACGTAGTTCAGTTCGGTACTACCACCAATCGCGGCTGCGTTATCGCTACTGCAATGGTGTTCAATACCGCTGCATACGTTCCCGGCACCATCGGCGTGTTCCTCGGCTGTTC